CCGCGCCGGGCAACCACGAGGGCGTCGCGGTGATGCTGGTCGACGGCCGCGATCGCGTAGGCGCCGTCCAGGCCATGTTTCTGCGTCAGTTAATTGGTCACGATAAATTAAACCATTAGCTTTCATTTCTGCTTCAGTTTTTGCTAATGCAGCATTTTGATCAGCTATAGTTTTATAAAGTTGTTCGTTGTAATCAGGTGTCTTACCAAATGCTATAGAATCAGGATTATCTATAACCTGATCTACCATTGTAACTATATTAGATTGATCTACGTTAACAGTATCACCTTGTTTTATAGCAGATGTAGTTTCTTTAGTGTTTGAATTGTTAACTTTAGTATCGTTTGTTGCTGTTGCGCTGTCTTCTTTTGCCCTTTTTTCTGCCCAAGTTGTGCTAACATCTTGCTCATTTGATGCCGTAGTGTTTTCTGTATTAACAGGCATATTGTGAGTATTAAGGTCACTATCATGTAATGGATGCGGTGATGTACGTTCTATCCCGTAAAATTTATCAATTTGATTGTTAGAAAAACCTGCTTGTATAAGTAATGGTCTTTGGTCTTCAATATGACCAATGATTGATTCATCATCAAAACCTGCTAATTTTAGTTGCGATGCTGTTATTCCAACAGTCATTAATTATTGCTCCTGATTAGGTATTACTATCATAGTTTGCGTATTTTCACCACCAACAACATCACTACGTAAGAATGTAGGCATACCTGTTTCTTGTGCTGCTTGTTTGTTGTTAAATTTTTGCAATCTAAGTAGATAAGTATTTATTGGTTCATTTTCTTCTCTAGGTGGTACTTGTATATTCTGCGTAGTTCCACCTTGGCTTTCAACATAGTTTGCCCATCCTACAGGGTCTATTTTGTAATTACCAAACTTAGCGTCTTCCATAATATAAGCATTTGTACCTTTTGCTTTTATTTCAAAATTTCTAATATTTTCTTCTTTAGCTTTATCAGTATATACTTGAACCAGATCATTCATTAAATATGCAGGGCTTTTAGGGTTCATTAACATTTGGTTCATAGTTAAACCTTTTTTCTCACCTTCAGCTATCAAAAGAGTTAAATTGTTAACTGCTTTGTATGCGTTAGGTGTCATATTACTACCCATAATATTGTTAAGTTGTGTCATAAGATCAGCACCTGATAAACCTTCTAACGCATCCATTTGTGATAATACATCTGGTGGCGCTCCTGCTGCTTTCATAACTGTTTTTACAGCATTTCTGTACATAATTAATTTATGATTATTTTTATCTTTTTGATATTTTTCTATGTCACTTGTAAGTGATCTTGCTGTATCTGGGCTTATCATGCCATCTGCAGCTAATTTAATAATTGTTGATTTTTCTTCTTCAGTATCAATCATTCCAGACAATACCATAGCTGTAACTAAACTTTCTGTTTTTTTACCTTCTATCGTGTCATAATATGGCTTACCTTCATTTCTAGCATTTACTGCTGTACTATAAGCTGATGCTAGTGTTTTCTTTGTTGGGCCATCAATTGTATTGTTGTCTTCTAAATCTTTTAAAAAGTTATCATCTACATTGCCTCTATAAATACCAATTAATCTGTTGTTAAAATTATTATTATCTGTACGCATGTTTTCTGTACGTTGGCTTTTATCAAAACCTTCTTGTTCATTAGACAATGTTATAGCGTTACTAATAAATTCTTTTCTTGCAGGGTCATCTACAGTTAGTTCATTGCCTTCAACATCAACCATTTTTACTGTTGGGTCTGCAGCACGTTCTGCTACTTTTGACCAATCAGTAGCTGTTTTACCATTTGGATTTTGATAAATAGGTGTTTTGCCATCTTCACCAGATTGCATTAGCATCATTTGTGTGTTGGCTTTTTTAAACAACGCATCATAACCTGTATCTAATGTACCTTGGTCAAACGTTGCTAGACCTTTATAATTGGTAAAAGTATTGTTTTTCCAATCATTCCAGTTACCAACAACTTGCGCAGTTGAAGTAGCAGTTTCTAATTTTACTTCGGTCTGATTAAAATTTGTATTATATGCTGTTACAGATTGTGCGTTTCTAGCTTTGCTTATAGCAGCTTGCACATTAACTTTACCTTCCATAAATGTTTTCTGATGGTTAGGTAAGTATCTATTCCATGCTATTTCATCAAATACACCATTATTAGTAAATTTATCTTTTTTAAGTTTTTTAGTATGTTTATCCCAAAGTGTGTCGTATTCAGGCAAAAAGTTTTTATAATCTTTACGTGTTTCTAAACTAAAATTAAAATCATTAGCAGCCATCATACTTTCGCCTTCAGACATTGTTGATAGGTCTAGTATTTCTTGATCACGCATTTTTGCTGTATGCGCTACTTTTTGTGCTGCAAACGTAGATACAGCGTCAAGCATGCTTTGGCCTAGATTAACCATGCCTTGTGCGCTGCCTGTACCTGTTGTAAGCGTTCTACCGCTTTGTATAGGTGCGCTTCCAACATTTCCTGTATATCTAGGTATCTTCACCCTGTACTCCCATATTTAGCTGCATTATCCATACTTGCTTTGTATTGACCTGCACTTGCTGCCGTATTAAACAAAGATTGTCCTATAGCAAAGTTAGCATTAGCTATTTCACCTGCTAGTGCCGCGTCCTGTGCTTGGGTTTTTGCCCACAATCCTTTTTCTAAATACCACATATCTGTTTCAAATTCTTCTATATCTGCATTAGCTACAAGCAAACTACTACCAGTAAACATTGCTGTACCTGATGCACCAGTTCTAGCCCTTACTTCACTTAAACGTTTTGTTTCGTCTGTTAAACGTTTTTGTTTTTCATAATGAAAGTTTAATTCATTTTCATAATTTTGCCATGCACGGTTGGCTTTCATATTTTTCTTTTGCTGCTGTATGCCCATTACAGTTACAGCAGTTGAAGCCACCATTGCAGGTATTACCCACCACGCCATTATGAACCTCCTTTAATCACTTGTTACCAACGTTCCTGTTACACCAAGAACCGTCATAGGTAACGGCTGTGTTTGCTCTATTGTTATTTTACCTTGTCTATCCCATCCCGTATTAGTTACTCTTTTGTCACCAGTAAAAGGTGGTATGTTTTGACCAACAGGTGTAGAAGATGATCTAAATGGTATTTGATCACCGTTAACTGTAACACCTACAGTTTCAAACAACCTTACTGCTACTTCATTCCATCTTTTAGGTCTGTTTTGCGCTGTGCCTGCATTAGCGCCTGCCTCTATACTCATAGTTACCATTTTGCTTATGTAACCCAAGCCTATTTCTACATTTTGAAAACCGCTTGTAGATGGTAACGAAACTGATATTTCGCCATTAGTAACTGTTTGATTTGGAAATACTGCATCACCTACCAATACCTGTACAGATTCACCTTCTAAATGATCTAGGTTTGATAATGTACCTGATGCTCCGTTTACTATGCCATTTAATGTAGAATCCATATTTAATGTCGGGTCTAAATATTCAACGTATTTTACTTTTGAACCGTTGACAATTCTTTCTACAACCATCCAAACTTCTGTTGTATCACCTACTGGGAATGAAGCAATAGATTTTACTTTGGCATGATTTTTAATAATATGTGTACCTGAACCCGTACCTATTTGATGTACAGTTCTATCTACAGCTTGTTTGTATGTTCTAGCTAATTCTATAGTGTTATTATCAACTTTAATGACATAATAAATAGTTCCATTTACAAGACCACCAATGTTAGCATTACCATTGTTATCATATTCAACAGGGTCACCTGTTACATAACCATGCCCAGTAATAGTAAAAAACCCATTATTATCGCTGTCTGCTGTTGCTGATGTTAGTTGTGAAGATGTATTTATACTGTGTTTAATGTGTCCACCAATAACATGTCTATGCCATGCAATAACGTCTTCTTCACGTTGATACGTCATGCCTATCAATAAACCATCATCACGTACTGCCCAATAAATACTTTCAGGTTCTTGCGCATAGGTAACATCTACAATTCCTGTGCCTGTAATATGTGTTGCTAATAGACACATATCTGGCGCTGAATACGCATCATCTTCAAATCTATATGCAAATTCTCTAACTTTTTTTCTTTCTTTTTGTACAAACAAAACAACGTTACCTACCTGTATAGGTTCTGTTGTCCAACCACCATAAGTAGTTTGTTGTGTAATTGTAACATTGTCAGGCTTTAGAGGTTCACCTGCAGGTCTACCTACTTTAAATTCACCGCCTGCTGTACCTACAATTAGATCACGTGCAGGTGCTAGCCAACGTATTACGTTTACTTTGTTTGCAGCAATTGTGTAAATAAAAGCATCAGCCGCGTTACCACTACCTACATCAAAATCTGTATATGAACCTGATTGTGATGCCCATATAGTTTGTGGGTATGCAGTTGAACCACCAAATACCAAACGTTGTTCGTAAAATGATACAGTACGCGGATAACCGTTAGACCCACTCCAAGCTGCAGTTGTGCCATCATCTAAAAATGGGCCATTAGTAAATGTTTCATTACCAATAGTCCATGATGTGTGACCTGTTCTTGATAATTTTTGCGGTGGTATTGTTTCATGTACAATGTACATAATGTCTGCAGATTGCGTAAATTGTATTTCATACAACATACTTTCTGTAATATTAGTAGAAATTTCATAAATTTTATTAGCTACACCCGCAGATGCGTACGCTGTATATCCAGTGCTATTTATGTTGTTTCCGTCTAAATCTGTTACTTCAAACGTGTTAGTAGTTTTATTAGCTACTTTGTAACGTTTTCCATTTATTTGTGTCATGCCTACTACTTCAGTAAGTATGACTTCATCACCATTGCTGTACCCATGACTAGACGCTGTTACTACTGCAGGATTTGCTTGTGTAATGCCAGTAATTGTTTTGTCATTTTCTGTAATAATACCGTTATCTTTGTAAAATCTAAGATATTGATGACCAAATTCTAAACAATAACTTTGCTCAACATTAAATTCAAAAGGTATTAATCTAACGTTTTGTGAATGATTTTTAACTGGCCCTACAAATCTAGTACCATATCTACGTGCTGCACCACCTTGCGGAAACACTGTCATGTTTTGCAAAGTTTCTAGGCCATTAGCATATTTTTTAAAATCAATTTGCCCTGCTAACTTTGGTGTAAGTTCGCCTGCTGTAAAATTTGATTGAAAAGGGTGTACTCTTGCCATTATTTTCTAAAGTCCGTAAATGTGTTTGATACAAGGTCATCAATAAATCCTTCTTGACCATCAACACTACGGGCTTCAGATAGCTTGGCTTGATACATTTTTTCCATCTGCGCCTGTAGTTGTGCGCTTCCTGTTATTGCATACGCTAAATCTACAGCCAACTTAGATGTTAAAGTTTCTACAAACATTGCATCAAATAAAGTTGGGTCAGTTACACGTGCTATATACAAAATTTTTGCGGTAGCTTCGTCTGTAAGCAAGACCCTTCCGCTTGTTGCATCGTTTTCTATTTTAAATATAAAATCTGGGTGTTCCATTTCCAACACACGCAAACAATACGGGTCTGTTGGTAATGCGTACATATAGCTAAAACCATATGAAGGTGTACTTGATAATTGTGCTAATGTTGCTCTAGTGATGGCAAAATTAAATGGATGCGCTCGTAACACATGATCACGGGCATCAGCAAAAAAGGCATTACATAGACGCGCTCTTTCTGTATCATCTGTAAGACTTGTAATAGGTGCATCACCTAACCGTCTTAAAGCGTTACTACAAATAGATACGTCTGTTGCCATTTTTATTCCTTTACAAAAAGATAGGGGGTGTTGTACCCCCTACCTAATTTTATTACTTAGTCAGTAACATACTGCATCGTAAGTACAATAGTACCCGTTGCAGCCGCGCCTGCTAAAGTTATTGCCACAGGCAAACCATCTTGGTTAGCATCAACTTCAGTTCCGTGACCTAAAGCAATAGTCGCACAAACGTCCGCTTTACCTGCTGATGCAGATGAAGCTGCTGCTTTGTACGCTGCTGCTGAAGCTGAAACTGCTGTTCCTGCTGCATTAGTATGCGCTGCGTAGCCTACGGCAAGAGTAGTAGATGAACCTAGTGCATCGTGTGCAATAGAACCACTTACGATTCTCGCGCCATTTGGCAGATTAAACATTTCAATCACATCACCTGCAGAAAGACTTGACGCTTCATAAGTAGCGTAAGCAATTCTAACACGTCCTGCGAATTCATTTGTTTTAATCTTATCAGTTGGGTTATTTTGATTCCAACTGGTCTTCTGTGCTGAATATACAGTAGCCATGTTTTAACCCTCCCTTATTCGTTACATGCGATTTCTACTACTTTTTCGTCTTCTACTCTCGTAGCGCCGATTGTCATAGATAGAAATACTTGAGTTGCATAATTCTTGTCTGCTCGTTCAGATATTCTTGTAGAAACATCAGAACCCACAGCAAGCCCAATACCAGATTGGCAGAAAGCTAACACTTGTCTGTCAGAGTTAGCATCAGTGCCAAGTCTTTCCGTTCTTATGAATTTGAATCCTAAGTACGTATCAATTTGGCCTTGTACTAACGCCTTAATGCTTGCGTAATCTGAAGAAGTTACCTTCTCTAAATTTAACAAGTTAGACATTTGTTTGCTTGTTACAACCATGTATCTAGTTTCATCTGGGTCAACATCATTAGCATCAAGAAGTTCTTTTGCTGATATTAGTTTGTCCAGAGTTAGACCTGCAGAACCATGTGCGATTTTTTGACCTGCGGGTAACGCAACCGAAGTGCCGCCTGATACACCACCGTATGATGTACCTGTAGCAGCAGCAATGATTGAATCATCCATAGCTCTACCCATCGCCCAAGCGCCTGCCATAGCATATTCTGATTGAGGAGAAATAAGCATTCTTACCTTATCTTCCTGATCAATCAAATCTGCCCAGTCGTAGTCGTCCATAGTAACTTTTCGTCTACTATGTGGTGTGTCCATTCTAGGTGTGTCAGAGTGTCGCGATGTACGCTTTTCTGCTGCCACAGACCCAATTCGCTCAAAGAAGTGCGATTTTCCTGTAACCGTTTCCGATCTTACGCAATCCCTTAAACGTGAGCCTTTTTGTTGTGCTAGATGGAACACATTGCTTTTGTATTGTTCAACAAAAGCTGTAGTTATTTGCACTGACATATGTGCCTCCTTCTTAGTTTAAGTTTAACATAATCGGTTTTTGTCCTTTGCAGGGAAACCTTACAGTATACGCACTGTCAAACGGCATTTACGGTTGCACACCGAACAACTTAGGTTGTCCTGTTGGGCCTATGTGTTGTGTTCTAAATATACCATATAAGTTACTAATTATCCATGCACTTTTTCCATTAGTTGTCTAACTCTTTCTACGGCAGTTTTATGATCAGGATTTTTTTGATCAAAATATGCGTGTTGAGGGTTAGAATATATGGCATTAATTTCGTCTTGCGCGTCTAATTTATTAGTAGCTAAAGTATTATTTTGAGTATTTTGTGTCATATCCTCTGTTACTTCAGCACCTAAACGTGCAAACAATTTAACAACTGCAGGATGATTACCTGCTGATGTATTCATCAAATCCATAATTTCTTCATCACCATAAACTTGTAAAGCGCGTTGTGCTGCTCTAATATTTTTATTGTAATCAAGACCCCAATCTTGTTTTAGCGTTTGCTCTGTTTCTTCTTTTTGCGCAGCTAACATAGCGGGTTCATTATCCATTGAAGCACGTATTGCTCCATGTTGATATTCAATAAGCGCATCTACTTGTTTTTGATTCAAACCAATTTTATGTGCAACATCTTTAAATTGATTCAAATTATCTTCACTGTAATGCTCTTGCATATCTTCAGGAATATTAGTTTCATAAGCTGTTGGTTCACTTGGTCTGCCAAGTTTTGTATACAACTCATTAAAACCTTCTTCATCTTTTGGGATAGGTATACGATTACCCATCTGTTTTTGTTGATGTACTACTGTCTTTGCTAGACTTTCAACATCTTTAAAGTTTGACAAAGTTGGGTCATTTTTCAATTCGTCAGGTAGTGATGATTTCCAATCAAGGTTATCGCCCACTGCCTCAGACCCTAAGATTGTACTATCTTGGGTTACCTGTTCTTCGGTGGTAACGGCCTCTGCGTTTTCTGACATATTAATCCTCTTTCCTTTCTTTTATCATTGATTTAATACGTAGTAATATACTACGTTGCCCTTCCTTGTAAGCAGTATCATATGGATTACTAGAATAACTACTTCTATTACCATATGCTGCATCCAAGTCTTTTAACACTTGTTCACCCGCAGGTGATGTAAAACACTGTTTGTAGTTACTAACTAACTCACCGTGTTCTTTGTGTAATTCTTCTAAATGCCCTATGTTATTTTTTGCCACTATTTACCTTGTCCTCTGTATTTTTTAAAACTTCTTCTTTTTGATTTATTCATTTTACATTTACTAGGGTTACGTCCTATATTGGTTTTATGAAATATACTTTCATGTTCTACACGTTCCTTTACTTTTGCCATTAACTCCTTGTGCCAATTTTAGGAAAACCTTTTTTCATATTGTCATAATTTTTTGCAGTTATAGTAGATTTAGACTTTGATCTGCTAGTGCCTGCTTTTTTACGTTTATTAATATTGTAATATAATCCTTTTTTTGCCATTACATTAACTCCTGTTCTGCTTGTGCAGTAGCTTCAGACATAACATCTTGTACATCTGGGTCTGCAGTTGCTTTAGCTGCATCTGCCTGCATTTTGCCTGTTTGTGCTTGTTGTTGTTGAGCCATTAACATTTGTTGTTCCATAGCTGCTTGTTGTTGCGCTTCACGTTTTTCTGCAACATCATCCCTAGATATAAGAATAGATTTAGGTACACCAAGTAGTGTTGCTCTCATTCTTATAGCTTCATCATGGTTTATGTTATCCATAATACTTGGGTCTATTTGAGCCACGTTAGCTGCTAGTTGATACAATCTATCAATAGCTTGCGCTTCTTCCATACGTTGTGAACGTGCTAATGGCCCTACGTATTCTATATCCATCTTGGCTTCTTGTATAGCGTCAGGTATCGGGAGCAACGCACCTGCTCTAAACATAATGCCAAAAACACGTTCAATTAATGGGTTAAGAAATTCACTTTGGAATCTTCCTAACGTTGGCCCAAGAAGTCTTTGCATTAATTCATATCTAACTTGTACTTCAGTTGCTGTCATTTGTGGGCCTTCTTGCAACTGTAGTTGATCTGAATAATATGCTTGTCTAATTGCAGTTCTTAACTGCGTTTCTTTCATGTCTGTAATTTGCCAGTTACTGCCTGTTTGCAATGGTTTGATTGCACCATCGTTTCTAATAACAGTAATACCTGCAGGTGTAGTTCTTACTCTGCCAACAACACCATCATCCTGTACCAAAAGAGGGGGGTCAATTGCTTTTGCCCATGCTTTAAGTCCAATCTCTACTGCCTTGTTCAAAGTTTTAATATCAGGTAGCGCATTATAGCTAGGTGATCTTCCATAAATTTCACCAGTTGCTTTAGCCCATCTAGGCACTAAATATGGAAATTCATTGTAACCTCCTGCTCTAACTTTCATTTTGTCTTCAATACATACATGACAACTATGCACTGGTAATTTTGTAGCTGCTTTACCCATTGCACGTTCGTAATCTGCAGTTGGTTCTACTGCATGTATAAATGAAAATTCTTTTTCTGGTTTATTCTTAGCAGCGTCTAAAACTTTATCACCAAGATTATCTTCACCAAACTCTTGTACTGCTTGTCTAGCAGACATTTTGTATTTTCTGTAAACTGTATCAATAAATCCGTTATTGTTTTCTTGTATATAAAATTCATTAATGTGTAATGTCTTAAAATGTATACCGCCAACTCCAAACCCATCTTTATGTTCTTCCACAAATAAACATCCAGTACCAATAGATGTTAGGTCTAAGTACATTTCGTGTACTTCAGTGTTAAAATTTGCATCATTAAACGCGTCATACATACGTCTAGCAGTATCTTCCAACCACATTTGCGTATTAAAATCTTCGTTTATTGATTTATCTCTAAGTTTAATTGAGAACCAAGGCAGTGATGGTGATGTAAGTGTGCCTTGTAAACTTGCTGACAACAATGTGTTTGCTGTAATGGCTGTACTATCAAATAGCACTTCAGTTCTTTTTGAACCTTTAGAATTTATTGTAGTAACGTCTGCTTTACGTGGCATAACGTAATCAAGTATTTCTTGCCAATGATCTTCCCATGTGCCTCTATTAGATTCCATAGAAGCAAATCTTTTTTTAATATAATCAAAAGGTGTTATGTTATCGTCCATTACGTTATTGTTCCGCCTAACATTGTTTTTTTAGTTTCTGCTTCTTCGTCAACTCCTTGTGCAGATGTTAGTATAGTACCGTATTGGCCTTTTTTCTTAGTTGCAAGCATTTTTGATTTTTCTTTTTCTAGTGCCGCTTCCTTTGCTTCAGTTCTTTCTTGAACCGAATTATCTACAGGTGGTGGCATCTGTGGTTGTGATTTTCCGCCCATGTTATTCCTTTATCCATTTACATTCGTCTTTGAGCATACCATAAACTGCTGCATCAACGAATTCATTTTTTATTTTCATAACTTTTCTTACTATACCTTCTTTTGTCCAACCTGTACCAGATAAAATGCGCTCGTTTCTTTCGTACCCATTACGACAAACGGCTGTCATTCTTCCACAACCAAGTTGGTTAAAACCATAGTCAAATACTGTTCTTATATTTTTTTTGTTAAATAATCTAGGTGTTTCTAATGCAAGATGTACGTATATGTTATGTCCATCCCAATCTGTAAAAAGAAACCCACCTAGTATTTTTTCATCTTCTATAAAACCAATATAAGAAAAACTATCGCCTATATCTGCAGAAATATAACATTTTTCTTTTAGATATTTACCAATAGGTACACGCCATTTGTCGTCTGTTACGACTTCAATCATATTACATTATCCGTAATTAACTGCTTTACCTGTTTTCTTTTTCTTACCTGCTGTAGATGAACCACCTAATACAGTTTTTTGTGTATTAGCTTCTTCTTCTACGCCTGCAGTAGTTGTCATTACAGTTTGGTCACCAGTACCATACCCAGACCCTAGTGCTGTTTTCTTGCTATCTTTTGCAGGTGCTGTTGCTGCTGTTGTTGCAGGCTGAACAGGTGTAGCTGCTGCAGTTTGTGCAGGAGCAGGTTGAGGTGGTGGAGGTGGTGCTTTCTTAGGTGCGATACCCAAAGTTCTTGCAACAAATCTTACAAATCCGCCCATAATTATCCTTCCTTATTGTTACGCAAATACATTAAAACTACTGTCTGAATATAATTGCTTTGGTTCATAGTTTTTTACTCTCGCTTTTCTGACAGACATTACGGCATAACGTGCAGCCGAAATAACGTCATCATGCTTAAATACGATTTTACCATCCTTACGATGGTACATTCGCAATTCCTCTAACAACTTACTCTGATTATTAAAAATTTTCAATCTATTAGTCATAAACCTTGTATACATTTCCTGTACCCCTGCTTCTACAGAGATACCACCTGTATTTTCTTTTTGTCCTTGTTGTGGTGGATTTGTAAAATGTTCACGTGTCATGTTTACGCCTTCATTACGATATTGTTCTGTTAAACTTTTACCAGAACCTTTGTCTGCTTGCCTTCCGTCCATTGGCCATATAACAGGAATCCATTGACCTCGCGCTTTTACAGCACTTGCATGTATAGGCACAGCTTCTTGTGACATTGCATATGTATCGTAAATATAAATTATATCTGAATCTCTATCCCATGCAGCCCACGCTGCTGCTGTCGGGTGATCCCAACCAAAATCAAGACCACAAATCCTAGGCCAATGATCAGGCATATTAATCGGGTCACATACCATATCTGATTCAGCAATAGGAAACACTAAGCCTGAACCTAGTTGTGGTATACCTTGCTCACGCATCTTACGTTCATGCGGTGGTAGCGCAGCTAATATTTGCTGACGCACCTCTTTGGTCATATGTGGTGCATCATCCCACCCCGCTTGTATAAGCGCTTGCCCATCCCGAAGATCATTAACAAACTGCGCTACAGTTTCAGTCATACCGTTTTCTGGTGTAAATGTCATGTAAACAATTCCACCTTTATCGGCTGTCCTCGTTAGGGATTGAGTATAAATAGATGATGGTGGTTCTTCATCCAACCATATAACGTCTAGGCTTTCACCCATCCATTTTTCTTTACCCATTTCGTATGCTTTAAATGCTAATCGTGACCATCCACCTGTTACGTGTTTAACAACAAGACTATTCATTGCATTAGGCACGCCTGCTTTACGTACCGTTTCGCCAATTAATTTTAGCGGTATAGACCCCGTACCCCTAGCACTGGGGTCGTCTGGCTGCCCAACCAGTTCCTTCTGGCAGATGTCACGTGTGGTTTCATTAGATGCTCCACCTGCCCACGCCCTAATAGGTCTAACAAATTTTTTACCTTGCCACCAATCAGGGTATAGCCCTGTTAGATGATAGGCCATTTCCATAGCACCAGAGAATGATTTGCCTATACGGTTACCTGCCATAAGTAGGCGTTGTTGTGCAACTTTATTATGAAATTTTTTTTGATATTCGTACGGTACGTACCTAGCCATCGTATTTGTGGCTTTTCTGTATTCTAGTTCCTTGGCGATTTCTACCGCTCTTGCTAATGCTTGTGCTGTCATAGTTTATACAAATCATCGCTGTGTACCATTATCCAAAACCCTTTACGGTTCTTTTCACATAATGCAATAACTGGTGTTTTATTTTCTGTATCAGCTATTTTTTTAGTTTCATCCCATAAGGTTATTGCTGTGTGTTTGGCACGTAGTTTACATTCAATAAATAGGCTTTCATGTATAACATCTGCACGGGTTATTTTACCGTTGCCACCTGATAGCGGTGTACGAACCCCCCCAAAAAATTTAGCCACGTTTCGTTCTCGTTGTTTCCATGCTTTATCGCCCATAGTGACATAATACACACAACATTAACTTAACGCAACTCCCATGTGATAGCTGTTAACTTAGGTTAATATCTAAATATGCCCTCCACTGTGCGGATGAAAGCATTATATATATCACGCGGAGGCACTTTGGGGGGTGGGGGGGTCTGTTGCGCGCGTGTGCCTGTGATATGTGATGCCGTGTTCCCCTGTGTATGTATATGTGAAGCATTATGCGTAGGGTATCTTTAGCAAGACCGCGCAGACATGTGACCTAGCGGGCAAATGCGTGTGTGTGTGTGCGATGAACCTTTTTTCTGGGAGGTATGGCAAGGCTTACCAATGTGTCTTCCCCTATATAGGTATAGGAGTAGTGAGCAGTATACTGTGCTAATGCTCTGTGCTTTTACTAGACCCCGCGTTTATGGATTGCAGCAAGTGTTCTAGTTCTGTTTGTAGTTCTTCGTCTGTACGTTGCTTGGTTACGTCTTCTACCTTGTGGACTGTCTGGTAGCCTGTACGGTCAAGGATGCTGTTGATTGCGCCTAACTTGACTGATGCCGCTACTTTGTCGTCTGTGATCAGGCTTTGTAGTTTCTCAACGGCCATAGGTACAGCGCCGCCCAATGCAGCCCGTGTAGCTAAATCAATCTCATTAACTAGCTTACGTTTTAACTCGTAGCCCTGTTGTTCGGCTGTGGCTTTTGAGTAGCCCGCCTTGATTGCAGCATGTGTTGCATTGCCTAACTGACTAAAGTAGTCAACGAATGCCTTTTGCTTATCTGTCAACGTTTTTGCGCTCATATTAGTTATTATAACCTAAAGTACTTACAATGCAATAAATAAGGTAAAATTAATTCTTGCGTATATTTTTAAATTAGTTTAAACTTAACCTGTGTTAATAAATAAAGGAGTAACAATGAGTACATGGACATACAATGATGGTGGTGCAGCAGATGCAGGTTACACTGTCAAAGCAGGTGATTGTGTATGCAGATCATTTGCTATCGTTAGCGGCAAACCTTATGCAGAGGTTGCAGCGTTAATCAATCAACTTGGTTCTAAGGAACGTAAAACCAAAAAGCGTAGAGGTAAGTCAACAGCGCGGTCTGGTGTTTACAAACCTACAACCAAACGTCTTGCAGCTATGCTTGGACTTAAATGGACACCAACAATGTTTATTGGTCAAGGTTGCAAGGTGCATTTGAAAGCAGATGAATTGCCATTGGGTACAATTGCTGTGTCTTGCAGTAAGCATGTAACAGCAGTTATTGATGGCGTAATCAATGACACCTATGACCCTTCGCGTAATGGTACGCGTTGTGTTTATGGTTATTGGAGTAAATAACATGAAAACATTTTTAAACGTATTTGGTGCAATTGCTTTGGCTGTCGGATTGATGGCCATTGCAGGCAGTGCCAATGATTGTGATGGCAAGTGCATGGAGTATGCTAACGATTTGCCCACAATGTTAATGGTGGTCGGTTACGGCCTAATATCAATGCTTGGCGGTGGTGCATGTTTGTACACCGCTAACAAACTATAGGAGCAACAACATGAGTAAAACAAAGAATGAATACTGGGATGACATTGAAAACAACAGCCACAATGATGACAGTGCGCAGGCAGCAGTGGCAGAAGGCAAAGCGCAAGCAGCTACAATTGCAGGGCAGATAGTTGATAATCTTTCTGGCAATGAATTGCAATGGCTTGCAGAGGAATTGATTGAATGTGACCAAAGCAAAGCAGAATCATTGGCCTCGTCTTTGTCGTTTGCGATACAGGACAAACACGTCAGCGATTTGTCTAACATCACAAAGTCAAGCAACACTGGTGGTACACACTTACACGGACATTTAAACAGAACATATGATCAGCTTGTCAGCGTGTTTGGTGATCCGCATTTCCGTTACATACCGCGTGCAGGTGCAGAGGATAAGATAGACGTTCAATGGGCGTTTGAATTTCCCGATGGTCGTGTGTTTACTGTGTACAACTGGAAAAATGGCAAAGCATATTGCGGCACACATGGTGAGGATGTTGAAGACATGACAGAATGGAATGTCGGTGCGCATGGCATGAGTGCTTACTATAGCCTAAAAGAGTTGCTAGACATGAAACTTGGAGCAGAAAAGAATGGATAACCCGTTCTTTAGTGTTGGCAAGGTGTGGGTTGAAAGCGTTGTTAGAGATCATCTAAAAGGCTTATCGCCCACACAACAGCAACAAGCAATTGATTATCTAATCAACAACAAACAGGAATTGCATATCGGCTTTGATGATGGCTTGCGTGCTATCTTGGATGATTGGGTAATCAAACAAAACAAAAAGTTAACACCGTGATTTGGCGTTTTGGTATTAGTGGCGTGCTGTGGACGCTTTCAATTTATCTTGTTGTAGTAGACAGGAACACATTGGATGCGTCTATTGTTGCGCTTTGGGGTGTCATAAACATATGGCATGCAATAGAAGAAAACAGAAGGACACAACATTATGAAGAAAGAAGAAGCAATAAAAAATCTTAAAAAACTAATCAATGAAGATGACACAATTTACTTCATTGTCAAACGTGTATCAAACTCTGGCATGTACAGGCATATAGACTTTTATAAGTTCAACGTTAAAGATGAATTTAAAGAAGGTGAAGACAGAGTGCAAAAAGTGTGGTTAACAAGCATGATGTGTGATGCTGTTGGCTACAGGTTCATAGACAAAACAGGTTGCATGGGTGTATCTGGTTGCGGCATGGATATGGGCTTTAGTGTTATACACAATCTTGGCCATGTATTATTTAATGATGGTTACAAACTAAAACATGAACAGTTATAATTATTCGTAGAATAAATTGTTCCTTGTAAACGGGTTGGATGGATTTATCTGACCCGTTTTTTTATCTTCATACGCTAACCAATCTTTCACAATCTGCAGCAGTTCTGTTTGCGTTCCATAGTTACCTGTAAACTCTGAAGGGCTTGTGTGATAGCCATATGTCCCACGGTGATGCAAATAACAAAGCGGTATAACTTCAAAATGACTAGACCGCCTGCCCATGCCTGTATGATTTTTTATGTGGTGTATCTCAGCAGGTGAATCGTAATGGCCTAACGTAGCACAGGCAACGCAGCCCAACGCAGCAACGCGTGACATGTGTTTCTTTTCTTCAATCGTTGCTTGTTTCTTTTTAGCCATATTTTTTACGCTCAATGGTTTGGTTAATCATGTTGGTCTTCCATTTCTCAAAGTTTATATCAACAATCTTTTTTTCCCAAGCCCATTTTAGTTCTTCCTCAACAGCTTGACCAAGCCCTTCAATGTGTTCTTTGTAACGTGGGTCTGCTCTGGCCTCACGTTCTTGACCTGCAGCAGTTTTCTCACCTTTAAGCATGTATTCTTTCATAAGATCGGACAGCATTATCTGTCTACCATGTTCAAGCACAGTAAGATTACGTTTTGCGGCAGCATGTTTCTTGCCTACCTCACGCAACGTGTGCATTTGTTGTTCTTTAGCGTCCTCTGACATAAGCACCCCCATTTGATTTGGCTTTTTTTATTTGCAAGTGGCGCAGGTAGCCTTTGACCTCATCGCCCACAGGTTTTGGCATTACACGTTTACTGTGTGGAAAATGCCCAAACTTTTCTTTAAATGTCCAATCAGCCCAACCTGACTTGTAACCTTTTTGTCTGCTATGAAACAAAAGTTGTGCGTAAAAATCTTGCTTGTCCTGTGCATTAACATCTGCTTTTGGTAGTTCAACCAAACGTCCTTGTTTAATCAAAACTTTCTTGTCTGCTTCCGTTGGTGCATGACCACACACAGGGCAAGTTCTCAATATTCTTGTTGGCTCATATACAGCGTTACATTTAGTGCAAGTAAACGGCTGCTTATCTATTTCTTTTCGTTCTTTGTTTTTCTGTCGTGTAATTTTATCTGTTGTCAGTTCCCAATCAGGCACATCTTCAGGGAAACCGTGTTCATAAACACAGCCTGCATGGTCAATAATCAATGTATCTTTCTTGCCTTCAAATGGCCTCAATGATCTACCAACCATCTGCAAGTACATGCCGTATGACTTTGTAGGTCGTGCAAGTACAACACATGAAACTTTTGGTTCATCCCATCCTTCGGTCAACACTTGGCAGTTAGATAAAACTTTAATCTTACCATGGTGTAAATCATGCAGCACTTGTTCACGCTCTAGTTCATCCATGTCACCATCAACATGACCTGCAGCTATGCCGTTATCATTAAATATTTTAGATATGTATTTACTGTGTGCAATTGATGTAGCAAACACAACAGTTGGCCTATCCTCTGCATATCGTAACCAATGGGTAACAAGATCACCTACTAATTTAGGTGTGTTCATACGTTTGTTTAGGCCACGTTTTTCGTAATCACCTGCCATAATCTTTAAACCTTTTAAGTCTGGCAATGTAGGTGCAACAACACGATTAGGCACAAGGTAACCCTGTTCTGTAAGTTTTCGTATGCTGCCACATTCTATCAGGTCATCATAAATACCGCCCAAACCTTTGCCATCGTTACGTACAGGTGTTGCAGTTAAACCAATGACAAACGCATCTGGGTAATCATTGATAAGTTCTCTAAATGATTTACTTACACTACGGTGTGCTTCATCTAATATAATTACATCTGCATATGGCTTGTTAAAATATTTATTATCTTTTCTAATTGTGTAAGTTTGTATGCTTGCAACCTGTGTTCTTGCACCAATGTTAGCTGATCTACCTGCCATAATAACGCCATGGTTTACATCAAAGTGCCTTAATTTATCGCTGCATTGATCAATCAATTCACGTCTATGTGCTACAAACAAACAATCATTACTTTTTTCAACAGCAGCTTTGATCATTGCACTAGCTATTACTGTCTTACCGCTACCAGTTGGAGCAACAAGCAACAGTTTTTTATTACCTGCCCTCATTGATTCACGTAAATTATCAAGTGCTGTTTGTTGGTAATCTCTAAGGTGCATATCTATTCCATATATCTTTTACCTGAAACAATACTTCGTTGTGGTTTTCAGGTGGGTTACAAGCGTTTGCAAATTTTAATGCTTCTTCATTTGCATATTCCATGCTTTCGCCACGTTTTCTAATTGCTATCAACATCTTTACCAATGCAGCATGCCTGTCACCTTTGCCTACACCGTATCGTAATGTACCTGAATACTTGCCTTGATACATTGATGGTTGATAATCTGTTTTAATTGTAGCTTGCTGTGGTCTTTGTAATTCAAGACCATCACGTATCTCTGCCATTGTGTATGGTGTATCAATGCCCTGCGCACCAATTACTTTGATTGGATATGGCTTTGTTTTGTTATGATAAAAACCTGCAAGTCGCATTACTCTTGGCAAGTCTTTGACAACTGGGTCTGAATTAAACTTTGCAGCTAGTGCTTGCTGATACAATGTAAATGATTCTAATGGCATATCACTTACTAACCAATAACAATGGTATTTATCAGGCGATGTGTTTAAAATAAAATTAGGTTTAAGATCAAAGTGATCGGGCAATGGTGTACCATCTAAATCTATAAACACAGCCCTAACTTTTGTAATATTTTTTGTTGTTCTGCCCTGTAAATCTGTCTGATTTACTGTAAAAAATACACCTGCACCCTGTTTGTTAAGTGACCACAGTTCATCTATGTGTTCTTCCAATGTGCCATGTAACTGTCTAATTATTTTCCTGTTCTTACCTTTGTCACAAAACGTTTGGAAACTGTGATGTGTACCAAATGCTTGTATAAATATGCCATGGTGACTATTTGGATTGTACTTCATCCTTACCCCATCGTTTATCAGCGCCTTTTTTGCCTGCAATCTGTCGTTTTTTACGGTTCAATGCCTGCTCTTTACGTTCTTCTTCTGCCTGTAAACACACTAAGTTTTGCCCATCATCAACTTCTTTGAACATATGTTTTATAGATGGCCACATGTATTTAATCTTATCCAAAGTGCAGTTACACATCTTTGATAATATTTCAAAATCTTTTGGTATCTTAAAACCACGCCAACAATGGCAATACAACAGTATGTATGCACCTTGTTCTTCAAGTGACATTTTTAATCTGCTAGGTTCGCTTATCCAATCATTAGCGTAAAATTGAAACGCAGGCGATTGTTCATCTGTAGATTTTTTTCTCATTGTTACCTGTTAATTTTCGTTAATGATTTAATATACAGAATATGTTAACCTATGTCAACCCCCCCAAATATGGTTGTGTGTGTTTGCTCTATCTTGGTTGGAGTTGAAGGTGAAGGTGAAGATGAAGGTGAAGATGAAGGGGATTAATTTGCCATTAACAAACTGATGGCACACTTATAGATATGCCATAGCTTTGCCATAATGTAAGATGATAATGGGGGATATGCAACAATGAGATAAAATACATACCCCCCGTGCCGTAGTATTTTTAGCCTAAGATTATTGACCTACACCCTGCGGCTGCGGTGCAATTTCATCTGCGTGTTTAAGATCAGGACGTAAATAGTCTAATTCAAAATCACCAATATCTGCTATTTGATACGCACGCAAAGGCGGTATTACTTGCCATTTAGATACAGCAGGATGGCTAATATTAAGCATACGTGATAGGTTTCTACCACCATACTTAGTTACCACCTCTTTCTTACGTTCTTTTGCAAGTTCATATAAATTCATCATAATAATCCCTTATTAATCTAAGTACATCATACTTGTAAGATTAACAAATGTCAACATATAGCTTGACTTTGGTAACTTTAGTTAATATAATATGAGTTCCAATAGTAAATATTAAAAAAGGAGTAGACATGAGTATTATTGCGAAAACAGTAGACAATGAAAGTAAGTACCCTGAAGTAAGTACAGGCGTACACAAGGCTAGATGTGTAAAGGTCATTGATCTAGGCACACAAGAAAACAACTATGATGGACAGGTAACATGGAAACGACAGTGCATGGTTATCTGGGAAGTACCATCTGAAGTAAACAACAACGGTGAACCTCTAACAATCAGTAAATTTTATACGCTATCGTTGCATGAGAAAGCTACACTTGGTCAGGATTTATCTGCATGGCGTGGCCGTCCATTTACTGAAATGGAAAAGAAGGGTTTTGATATATCTAAGTTATGTGGTGTAACTTGTTTTATCAATGTAATGGAAGGTAAGAACGGTAGACCACGTGTTAGTTCTATCATGCCGCTACCCAAAGATGATGACATCAAAGATCAGTACCATGAATCTGTAGTGTTTTCTATTGATGAATACCAAAAAGGTAACAGGGAAGAATTTAACAAGTTAGCTGATGGTATACGTAACATTATTTTGCGGTCAAAAGAGTTACAAGACACGCAAGACATGGGTGATGAGAACAATGGTGCAGATATGCCTAACTTATCATCTGATGAAGACATACCATTTTAGGGGGTAATTATGAAGATAACTAACAATGCTAACCTGCCTGCTGCTATTGAACGTGCGGTAACTAATGACCCATATGATGCAACAGGTAGTGACATTTCTGCAACACGTTTGTTGCAACCACCACGCATAACAGCGTTAACAAAGCGCCATTATGATGATATAGAAGAAGATGTATCTGATCGTATATGGTCTTTGCTAGGCCAATCTACCCACCATGTCATAGAACGTGCTGCAGAAGGCACAGAAGACCTTACAGAGCGTAGGATATTTGTAAAGAATAGCAAGACACATGGATGGACACTATCTGGTACGTTTGACTATCTATCACGTGATGGTGAATTGCTTGATTTTAAGACTACATCTGCATGGTCAGCCATGGATGCAGCTACAAACGGCAAACATGAATGGACAGCACAACTAAATATACTTGATTGGTTGATACGTCACTCTTTGTTTAAAGAAAATGATGGTATCAAAGTTAAGTCTTTAGCTATTGTAGCCATACTTCGTGATTGGTCTAAGAAGAAAGCATTAACATCGGTTAATTATCCTAAACATCAGGCTGTTGTTATACCAATTGAACGTTGGTCACCTGAAGTACAGGATGTTTATGTTAGTGAACGTATACAACTACACCAAAAATCACAGGATATGGATGAACCACCTATATGCACACCTGAAGAACGTTGGCATAAAATGGATGAATATGCTGTGATGAAAGATGGCCGTAAGTCTGCATTACGTTTGCTACCTACACGTAATGAAGCACTGAAGTATCTAGCTGATAACAATATGAAAGAAGGCAAAGGCTGCCACATTGTATTGCGTAAAGGTGAAGATACTAGATGCGCCCACTATTGCAGTGTTAATAAATACTGTAGTCATTGGAATAATGTGAAGTTCTGATGGCTTTTAAATTAACAAAAGACCCTATTGTAGCTGCCATAATCAAGCGTGCTAATGATCGTTCAAACGCAGGCATTGAGAAATTTGGCACTACAATAGCGGATGCAGAAAAAGGGTTACACAGTTGGATTGATGATGCACAGGAAGAAGCATGGGATTTGATTGTGTATCTTGAAAAGATAAAGAGTATCTTACCTAAGTAATGGATTTAATTATATTTGCTGATGGCATGTACCAGTTAGTGCCAGTAACGCAGGATTTAATAGGGTCTATTAGTCTTGTAGATGAATTTAATTTTATTGATTTATGTGATGTGTTGCGCTTACATCTTACAGAATACCATGACTATCCTATAAACGAACATCATATGAAAGATGGTAGCGGTTTGTTTTATGGGTGTATTATGCGCTAATACAACTGACTATCCAGTTTAATATTAACCAACCCAACACCAGTAATATAATCCACCCTTGGATTGTCTTCATTAATTCAATTCAAAATGCGGTGCATCTATAAATGGTCTACGTCTTTCTGAACGTCTTTGATCTATGTAACTATTCATTGCATCTTCCATAGACAAATTCCAATCTGCTATGTTTGGCACTGTCCATGCTGCACCCCATCTAATTCGTACACCTTGATTTTTAGCAGCTTCACGCATAGCTTCTGCTACATCATCATACACGTTTAGTTCCCATGTACCTCTGCTGCCAATGTAAGCCATCAAATCTACAGCATCGCCCGTAAGATGTTTTGACTTCATTGTTTGGCTTACACCTTTTTCAACAAGTAGCTTCTGTTCTTCTTCGGTACGTAGCCCACAGATAACACCAAAGTCTACTTTAGTTAGTTCTATTGCTTCCATAACCACATCAAACAATTCTGGCTTGACAGGTTCTAGTCTACTTAAAGATCGTTCTGATAGTTTAAATGTCATTTAGTTAATCCTTTGCTTTTTTCGTAGCTACGTAAACCACCAAGGCCAAGCATACCTAACAGAACAGTCATAAGACTATCCATGTCAAATGCAGGCAACTCTGGTATTTCTACGTTAGCCCACCCTGCTCCAAATAAAATAATTGGATTAAGTACAAAATGGTACAATAATGCAACAGCGCAAATCCATCCTACAAATGGCCTCCAACCTGCAACAAACAAACTTCTATGTTTTGCTTCTGCTTGATTAACAGACACTTGTGCCATTGCAGCTTCATGCGCTTGCTTCTCTGCCATAGTAGCAATCTCATGCGCTAGCTTATTCTTAGTATCTTTGTCCTCAATAAACTTATCTAGTAGACCTGTTACTGGCCCTACTAAACTACCCAATAGGTTCATCATGTTTAGACCTCCTTTTAGCTATTTGATTAAATCCTATAAAAGAACCAATAACACCCATGTTAGATAGCACCCATATTTCAGCAATACCTGACAGGTGATCTATCCGTTCCATAGGAATCAATGGTGTCATCAATACAATAATAAATGCAGTAACAGACAATGCAGAAAACCAAACTAGATAACGCTGCTGATCTTGTTTTTTGTCTTCGTTTTCAAGCAGCACTAGCTTTTGTTTCATTTCAAACTCTTTGTCTGACACTATGCCATCACCATTTGTATCAAGTTTTTCGTACACACTACCCTTTTCCAGTTTCTTACTCATGCCCATTTAACCTTGTTAGCCCACCATGCAGCACTGCTCTTACCTTTTGCAATGTTCTTAGCATGCCTTGACTTAAATGCTTTTTTTTGTTTTTCATTTTGATTAGTCTTTGCACCTTGTTCACCAAACCTAATAGTCTTTAAATTACCATCAACCTTAGTTACTACTACATGTGATTTAGTAGGGTGGTTAGGTGTACGTTTAGGTTTATCTACCCCACTTACACCTACGGATTTAAGTTTATTACCTAATACTGTTGTTGTACTCATTTGCTCATATCCTTTAACAATGGGTTTTGTAACGCATCACGTAGCCTTTTATTAAGTCTTTCTTCCAATGCGTTTAGTTTCTCATCTACTTTGGCAGTACGCTCATCAAACCATTTTTTAGCTTCTTGTATGCTTGTACGATTTTCGCCTTCAACCAAGCGAATACGTTGCTCAACATCACCCAAAGCCTTTTCAACAGCGATAACATCTGACCGTAGATCATCTTTAATATCTTGAACATAGTCTATTGCCTCCTCTAGTTTAGTTTCAAGCACAGCATTTTTAGCCTCAATTGCACCAATATCAAGGTTAGCTAGCTTTTCCTTCATGTCTGTATAATCCTTATACACTTCAAAGCCACCATACAGCGCACCTATCAAAGTAGCTGCAGCCATTAGTAAACCAAGACCTTTGCCTCCTTTGACTTTAACGCCACCTACATCTAATTCTGCCATTGCATTTCCACCATATCGTTCATTAGTACATCTGATGCACCCATCCACCACATGCCATATGGATTGTCGTAGTTGTCACCACCATCAATCTCATAAACAGGATAGAATTCCATTGTTGGTAATGATACCTGCGTATAGGTATCAAATAATTTTACAGCTTGCGATTGTTGCATTACGATAAGCCTCGTTGTTTCAAGTATTGTACTGTAAGCAATAGCTGTACTTCCTCTATCTGATTTCTTTTTATTATCGGATTTAGGTTTCTTGGGGGTATCTCTATCATTTCCCCCTGTTTCATCTTTAACTTCTTCGCTGTTTGTATTAGATTCACTTTCTGAAACTTCTGTTTGTTCTGGTTCATTGCTTTCGCCCTCTGCTTCTACAGTTTCTACTTCCTGTGTTTCGGGTTCAGGCTCTGCTTGTGCTACTTCAATTGGTTCTGCCATATCTGTTTGTACTTCTATTTCCATAGGCTCTACTTCGTTGATAGCTATATCAAACTCACCTGTACTTGTTTCGCTTATCTCAACTTCAAATGTACCCATACCACCATCAAATGTTTCTAGTTCCATTTCAAATGTAACACCTGCATCTACAGTATAATCTGTATAATCTACTTCTATAGGTGGTGGGGGTGGGATGTATTCTGAATCATACGCATACTCTTGCGTATTAAATATTGATGTCATTGTAACATTATTAATTATTGTATTAATAACTTCAGTTAAATGATCGTATGTTAAATTAAAATATGTGTTGCTAAATGCAGGGCCAAAGTACCCGCTATAATATCCTGCATCCATACCATACAATTCTAACTTTGCAGTATCAAAAGTTAGTGCTGATACGTCCTGATTAAAAGTATAGTTTTGTGTTCCTGTCCAATTCATACTTGCATAGTTATGTGTATACGTTTGTGATACTACACCATTATTAAGTAGTTTTACAGTTAACTTAAATTCATCTTTACAATCATTGTTAGTAGCTGAACACAAAGGTACATTGGCATTAGAAGCATGTGATGTTACGCTGCTGCCATAGTCTAATTCTTTTTTATTAGTGTAATCTGACACATCAAAGGTATAAGTCTTACTACCACCACCTACATTTTCACCTGCTGTACAAAAATCTACATTGCCTGCCCATGAACAGTTAGTAGATATATTAACGTTTGTCTGTGTAGCTGTATCTATAAGTTGATCTGTTTTTTCTGTAATAACAATAGCTGTTGTAGTTGTTGTTTGTTGTACTGTTTCCTGTACAGTTTCTTCGTATTCATATGTGTAAGTATATTCTAAATAATCACCAACCATTTCTGATTGTGTATCTATTAACGTAGGCACTACTGTTACTGATGTTACTGTACCTCCATTTGGCCCAGTGCTACCAACCTGATATTGTGCTTCGTATGCGTTAGAGTAAGAACAACAAAGCAGCAAGACCGCCAAATATAGCAAGCCCACTTTTCTCATTTGATTCACCTTTTGTTTTTGGTTTGTCCTTTTTTTGTTCTTTAACCTGTTCATTTTGGGTCATTGTACTAAACATTGTTGTACCGTCAGGTATCATAGTCATGTTAGTTTCCCACTTTTCTTTAGCTTCCTTACCTATGCTACCTAAGAACGGACATGGTGTACCTGCCATCCACATACCATCCCAGACCCTTTGATCTTGGCATAGCACAGACACAGCAGCTACCTTCATACCCATACCGTATAAAGAACGTGCTAGTTTTAGTCGTTCACAATTTTCATCTGTGATTGTTTGGCCTGTAGCAAAACCTAGTATCTGGGTTTGTACGGCTACTGATGTACCTGTTGTACATACGTCTTGATTGTTTATTACTATAGAGGGTGCTGATGCTGTAGGTGGTGTCTTATCTACTGTGGTTGTACCTGTTACTGTAGAAGACACGGTGTTTGTATCTGCCCTAGCTAATGTGCAGGTGCAGGATGTTATAAAAAATACTGCAAATAATATAAATACCTTTGTCCATCCATTCACTTTTTAATCCCTTCAAAGAACCTGTCTATCTTTCCATCAAGATGATCAAGTCGTTCTATTATTCTGTTCATATCATGGTGTACTTCGGTCTTTGTTACATATTCTTTTGCTACTTCTTCACGTGTTCTGTTTAATAATATAGATAATCTTTGCTGCTCTCTATACATGTTAGATGCAATCCACCCTCCTAATGCAAGGGTTACTGTCAACAATATATTCCAAACCATCATATCCATGTAATCTTTTTTCTAGGCATTACCATTTACCTTTTGGACAACTTTCATTTTCAATTTTTGTTTTAATTGGCATAAAACAACCACACACTTTGCAAAGTTTAAGTATCATATTAAAGTCATTACATTGTTTACAAATTTCATATCTATTATTCATTATGCAATAACCTCAAAACCTATTCTTCCTGCTCTTGGATAATGACTAACAATAGCACTACCTTCAACAAATCTCCAATATCTGTGAGCTCCATAACCTAATACAGTTGTAAATGAACGCTGACTGCTTGTATCATATTTAATTCCACAAGAACTTTGGTTATCGTGAACACCAGAAAATGCTGTAGTCCAAGAAGAATTATTATCACTATACTGAACACTTACATTTGCTGACCTTGCACCACCAGCAAACACAGAATAAAAGTAAGTTCTTCCTACATACCTTGGAGTTCCAAAATCGTGAGTAACTGTGCTCGGCGAAGTTGAACCACTATCTGAACAGTTATCAGACGCGTAAGTTACTATATCAATATTAGTGTAAGCTAAATTCTTAACAGTAATACTAAATGCTCTATCAGCATTTACAGAATTTGCTGTTGCTCTAATAGTAAAACTTGATGTTGTGTCGCCAGAAACAGAAGGCGCAGTTCCAGTTATAGCACCAGTTGAAGTATTTAAAGAATATCCACTAGGCAAACTACCAGATAAAACAGAATAAGTTATTGTATCTCCATCAGCATCAGTTGCAGTCACTTGAAAACTATCGTTTTGTGTTTCATAAACATTTCCTAACGAACCACTTGCAGTTGTCCATGTTGGATTATTATCTACATTAATTAAATCATCACCAGTAGTAGCTATACCTGCATTAGATGTTACTTTTACATCATAAGGTTCTTTAGAATTTACAAAACTACTTTTTGCAACAGTAGCAGTAATTTGAATAGAAGAATTTAAAGTGACAGAACTTGCATTAAAATTTGTTCCATCATTACCAATAAAATTTACTGTTGTTCCACTATCAAAATTTGTTCCTTGAATTACAATATCTACATTACCACCACTTGCACTTTCTATACTGTTAGGAGATACTGAAGATATAGTTGGTGTAGGTGCTAATGCTACAAAATCAATACCATTGTAGCCCTCATAAAATCCTATTGTAGAATTAAATCTCCATTGACCTGCTGTAGAACCTCGTTGTGCTGTAGTACCAGAAGCTACTTTAGTACCTTCAGTACCAGTATCTACTATGTTTTCAAATTTAAAATCTGCTATATCTCTTGCTTTAGTCATATTATGTTACCTCCACCCATCCTGTTGTGTTGTCTGCTTGGTACGCATCTTCATCCCATACATAAACTAGACCATCAGTAGGATATGCTAATGGCGCTTCCCAAAGATATGTTGTTTCATTTAGCGTCCAACTATTAAATGGTTGCGGAGCATAAAACCCTATTCCATCATAATGGTAACCTACGCCTGCATAATTTTTTCGTAACGCTTTAGATTGATCTGCGCTATTTAATCCAGTTTCAGGGTCAACATGTACGCCACCAGTAGTGTTATAAGAAGTTTGTACCCATTCACCTGCTTCGGTTTCTACTAAACCAACAAAAAATTCTGGTTCAGCAACAATTACTTGTGTCACTATTCCGTTTTTTACTTTTGCATAATGAGCCATTTACATATCCTCCTTACAATTGGTATCTGACAATTACAATACCAGAACCTCCGTTACCGCCAGAAGCAGGACAAACGCCATTTTGACCGCCTGCTCCTCCACCGCCACCGCCAGTATTTGCTGTGCCTGCGGGTGCTGTGTTATTACAAACAAATGATGAACCTGCGCCACCGCCTCCATTACCACCTGCTCCTGCAGGATAATTAGCATGTGAGCCACCACCACCACCACCTGCTCTGTACACAGATGAGCCTGTAATTGATGAAGCAACACCAATACCGCCTGCGCCTGAGTTTGAACCAGTTGCCGCTGAACCTGCTGCTCCTGCTCCTCCACCACCGCCTGCTAATGGCGGGTTTGCGTTACCATTACCGCCTGCATATCCTTGACCAGATGTTCCTGATGAACCTGCTGTGTTTTGTGCGCTACCGCCACCGCCTGAACCGCCAGACGCGCCTGCCGTAGTACCTGTTCCACCTCCACCGTATCCACCACCAGTTGACGCAATAGAAGCAAATACTGAATTAGAACCATTGGTTCTTGAATTGTTATTGGAATCGCCACCGTTACCACCTGCGCCAATAGTTACAGTGTGCGATGATGCAGATAAAGTTAATTTAGATTCTGCGCTATTACCGCCTCCAGAATTTTCGCCAGTAACAGAACAACGATAACCGCCTGCCCCTCCGCCTGCACCTGCTGCGTGACCACCGCCACCGCCACCGCCTGCTACTACTAAATATTCAACATTTGATAATGTTGCTGCATTAGTAAATGTTCCAGATGATGTAAATGTGTGAATACGATAACCACCAGAGTTTGATATTGTTCCTCCAGTTGGAAGTGCTGTAACTGTTATTGATTGCGTTCCAGATATTCCGCCATCACTGTTTGTAACTTTTATTGTTACAGTATCCCCAGATGATATTGCGCTTACTAATCCCGCAGGAGTAGTTGCAGTTGCGCTTGTATCTGACGCAGGAGTTACCGTTGTATTGTAATCCGTTCCTAAATGAGTAAATGTAACAACTAAATTACTTGATAAAAATCCTGTACCAACAAGAGAAATGCTTGTTGTATATCCTGAATAAAGTGTTCCGCTAACTGATGTTAAAGCAGGAATAACTGCAGATACTTTTTTCCAATCTACACCATCAGAATAATAAATAATATCATCATCATCATTAAAACGAATATGGCCTTTAGATGCAGATGCTGTTGGTGCTTGTGCAGTAGTACCTACTGGTAGACCAAATGATTCAGTGTTGCCAGTTAGGTCAATAGTGTTTCCATTACCATCAAGATCGCCGCCTAACTGTGGAGTCGTGTCACTAACCACATCTGTGCTGATTGTTGATGGTTCAAAATTTGTGCTTGTACTGTTATAGGCTAATACTTGTCCGTTTGTTACGCCTGTAGTTGATACATCGTTAGCATCGTTAATACTAAAGTTAGATAGTGCAAATGTACCGTAGGCTACAATATCAACTTCATCTGTTCCTGATGCACCAATTGCACTAGAAAATACAATGCTTGTACCTGATGTTGCTGTGATGTCGCCTTCAGACATACGCACACCGTTAAGGTACACATCGACATATCCCGCATCGTAGGCCAACACATCACCGCTATCATCTGCACCAGTAATTGTTGTTGTGCTAGAAGATACGCTGTAATGAAAACGATCTGCAGTGCCATTAACGCTAGACCCTGTAGATACCCACCCGCCAGATGAGTAAACTTTCATCGTGTCTGTGGCTGTATCAAAGTACAAATCACCTACTTGAAGGGCTGATGAATCTGCTCTTGCTGTAGGTGCTGTTGCTGATGCTCCAATATACACATCTGCAAAGTTAGTAATATCAGTAACATTAGTTGCTGCTGTTGTAATATCAGCCGATATTGGGCCAAGTGCAGCAATCTCTGTGTTTAGACCCGCTACTGTGCCAATTGTGTTAGAACCAGTTAAATTATTTGCAACGGTAGTAATGTTGGCATTTGCCCCTGCTACTGTCGCAATATTATTTGTTGGCGATATTTGACCTGCAACGTTTGAAATATTTGTATCTGCTGCTGCTACGGTTGCAATATTGTTAGTTGGTGAAATCTGTCCTGCAACTGTTGTGATGTTGGTAGTGTTGTTACCTGCATTCGATACTGCGTTAGTTGCTGTTGTGCCATCTTCAATATCAGCCAATGCACCTATATCTGCATCACGCGCTGCTACTGTTCCTATATCCGCATCTCGTAAGGCTACTGTACCTATATCAGCGTCACGGGCTGCAACGGTATTGATATTGGTCTGGTTTGTAACTGTAGGTGTTAGTTGTAACCATGTAGTGTTAGAAAGATTGTAAACTTTCATAACATCATTTGTTGTATCAAAATACAATGCACCATCTGCTAATGCGTTACCATCATTATCTACTGAAGGGTTGCTAGACTTTGCACCAAGGTACGCATCATCAAATAGATCAAACGTTGCTGCTGCTGCACTAGCACTTCCTGCTGCTGCAGTTGCACTTGAGGCGGCTGCTGTCTGACTACTTGCGGCTGCAGTTTGACTTGATGCTGCTGCTGTTTCGCTAGACGCTGCTGCTGTTTCTGATGCGGCTGCTGCTGTTGCGCTGCTTGCAGATGCTGTAGCGCTTGTAGCCGATGCTGTGGCACTTGTAGCTGCTGCTGTGGCTGAAGTAGATGCTGATGCTGCGTCTACAATTAAATCCCATTTAGCACTGTCTGTGTTTGTAGTAAGCGGTTCTGAACCTGATGATGTATGTGCTGTGTTAGCTATAAAAATATTATTTGTTGAAGTATCTTTTACTAAATCACGTGCTTTGTAATCGGTTGAAGCACCCCAGTTTCCTTTGTAAGTACCTAATTCCTGTGTAACAGCAATCTCACCATTACCATCAAAAGCTAGAATTTTATTTGCACGGGTTGTTGCATCTACTGTAAACTCTGTAGATGTCATTGTATTTGTACGTGATAATTTAATTGATCGGCCTACTTCTTCATCAATCTCTTGGCCAATCATTACTGATCTGTCAAATGCACCTTCTACTGTTTCTGCCGTAAATGGGTCATTTTCAACAAGATCAACTGCTTGTGTCTTAGTTGTTGTTCTTCGTATAACTACTGTTTCTGTATTTGTTGGTACATTGCCTGATGTAAAAGTTACGTTACCACCAGATGCTGAACCTGCACCACTAACAGTGTAGTGTGTTGTCAAACTTTTGACAGTTTCAGTACCTGTAGCTGCTCTGATAATTACCTGTATATCGGCATCTGCCAATATTTTGAACGTATATGCAAAGACAGTTTGACTACCGTTACCACTGTAACTGTTTTTTATATTTGTAGTTGATATAGTCATTTCTTTACTCCTATCATATCATCATTCTTCAACAAACAACAGAGGAAAATCTGCAGGGTTCTCTTGAACAAACTCTGATATATTTTTAATTATCAATGCTTTCTTCTTTATATCATCCTCGCTAATTAACATTTGCAGCAAATCTGTACCACCTGTTACCTTACCTATCATGTTACGTAACATTACATTGTTTTTAATATAATCGCTACGTTTTGCAATCACTTTTATTTCATCTTCCGTTAATGGCGTATCATCCTTACTTAGTATTTTTTTCATTGCATCTTTGAAGACTAGGCTTTCTCTGCTCTTTTCTCTATCAAGCAATTTAAAGTCTTTAAATATATCCGCTTTTACAGGGTGTTCACCTACCTTAATAAACACGTTAGCTAATTGACCTGCTAGCGGTATACCTAGTATTTCTTCTAATTCATCTACAATCTCTGTTGGGTCATCTGATCTTAGTCTATAGATGCTTGACCCACCGTAAGTATTCCACATATATTTCAATGCTTCAACTTTTGTCTTATTATTTTGTGCTTTCCATACATCTTCATCTAGGGCGTATTGACCTCTAAATTTATCCATAGGATTGCCGCCACTTGCAAATTCAATAGTATCTGCAATTAATGGAATAATAGGGTTTAGGCTTGGCATTACATCACTTTCTAATGCTTTCATAAAATTTTGTACTCCTATCTCACCATTACCAAATGCTTTTTCTGCAACAAGACCAATAAAGCCGTTCATAACTCTAGCTGATTCATCTTGCGGTATACGAAAGTAAATAGGTTTACCTGATTTGGTATAACCTAATGGTATGACAATATAATTTTGCTCATCATAATCGTTTACACCTGCATAGAATGTAGCTAGTGCTGTACCAAATATACCATATTTCATAGCTTTCTGTATTAATTTAGGCGCTACGTTATATGCTACAAATTTAGATGTTACAGATAAAGGGTCTTCACGTAATCTAACATAGTCACCTCTAATACCTTCTTTCATAGCATTAGAAAAAATAAATAGATTGTTTGTTACTTGGTGATATTTTGCTGTACGTAAGAAACTTGGTGAACCTACATCACTTTGTATTTTAAGCATCATTTCTTGTGTAGACATGCTTATTTCACCACGTTCAATCATATCTTTAAGATACATAGTACCTGCAACTTTATGTGAACGTTCTTGAAATTTAGCAAAATCACTAATTGCTTGAAAAAATCTACCCATAGTTTTGTCATAGAATGTTGCGTATTCTTTAGGTGACATACGTTGCAACATTTTTTCTACAACAAATTGATCGGGTGTAAGAATACCCTTTTTAAACATTTCTTGTATTGCAGCTTCACCTGCTTTACCTCTGTAGCCTTCCATTTGCGATATTAGAAAGCCTTGGTTTTCCATCCAATTAGTTAACTCTGTACCCTTTCTATTACCCATAATAGATTTCCAAGTAGGTTTTAGAGCCTTAAACCAATATTTAACAATTGAATGTTTACCACCTCCTGCAAAATCAAAATATCTAGCTTTAGGTAAATTTCTTACAGACCTGCCTGTATCTCTAAAATGGTTTTTAGCCCAGAAATACGGATTGTATTCTGTAAATATTGTTCTAAAGAAATTATTTGTTGATGCCATATACGTCATAGCACCTACAAATTCGTGTGGATTTCTTTTAAATGCTGCTGCTGCAAATTTGTTTACATGGTAATATCGGTACTTACCATTAAGCATAAATGCTATAGTTTCCATGCCTGCAGGTGGCGGTTCTACTTTACCTTTGTCAATGTATTTAGCTTTTTGTACTGTTACATCTTTCCATGTTCCATACTTAACATAGCCTGCTTTGACCATACGGCCTTCATCAAACGTTTCAATCCAATCTTTGTTTTTTTGCATCCACAAAATTGAATCATGTATCATACGGTTACGTTTTAACTCACTCATTAACAGTGAATCTTTTTGTATAGTTGCTAACAATGGGTCTACAATGTCTGCCATTGTACCTGTAGTTTGTTTGCTAAATGATGCTGATGAAATATTAGCACCACCTGATCTGTCTAATCTTTTTAGTGCAAATTCAAGAACGTTAAATGTTATGTATTCTTCATTGTTAATAATTTTATCTAAAGTTTCTTTGTCAAACGCTTTACTTTCTTTAATCAATGGATGCACATATGTTTTACGTAATTCATAAAATTTAGTAGCAGCTTGATCTAGGATAGGATGTTCTTTAGCCATAAACTCATAGGCTTGTAGCGGTGTACGCTCACCTATAAATTCATTAGCAATAGCTTCACCTTCTTTGCCCATGGCTTTAATTTGCGCCCACAGACCCATAGGATTTGCTTTACCCATACGTTGTTGTGATACAGCTAAGTTTCTTAACAACAACAATGTAGACAACATACTAGAATTGTAACCTGCTGCTTCTACTGGTCTAATAACTTGGGCATCTATTGTTTCTACATACCTTTGCATACCTGCATGTCTATACCTGTAGTTTTCCATACGGGCATTTAGGTTCATAGTTTCTTTGTCCATCCAACGGCTGTTACCAGTTTTGTTTTTACCCCACATACCGTTCTGGCCACCAAAACGTCTATAAAACCAAGCCATTGTATCTAAAAAGTCTAGTTGTATACCGTCAAATTTATTTGGTTGCCATGCTCGTTCCATGCCATCAAATATTTTAATTTTACTGTCTACAAACTTGTTAGATATACGCGTTACCATTGATGAATAACGTGCATCTGAACCTTGGTTTATTTCGTTTTGTACTTTTTCGTATTGTGCTTTGACTTCAGGACGCTTGTACATATGGTAGTTAAACAACTGCCATGATTTAGGTGCATTAAGCATTGTCCATTTTGGGCGTAATAGATAGGCCATCATAAAGTCAGCCATTAATTCACGCGGATTATCTCTGTATGCTGTATAGTTAGGGTCAGCCTGTCTGTTAAATGGTTTCCACAATGCTGATAATTTAACTAATTCTTGTGTAATTTCTTGCCTACTTACTAGCCCTCTTTCTCTAATTTCTGCTTCAAACTTACGTTTAAATATTTCTGCAGCTTGCTCACCCATTTTAGCTTCAGCTTCAGATGTTGGTTTTTTACCATTTATACGGTCAACTAAAGATTTAATATGCGGGTCAATCATTCCACGCATAGCACTTTTAGTAATTAGTTTTTTAAGTTTGCCATCTAATTTAACAAACGCATCATAAAACTCTTTGTCTATTTTATTTCTAATGTCTGGGTCACGGAATATGTCTAAGATTTTTTCTGGCGTAATTGCTAGGTCTTCTTTAATTTCTTTGTCAATCTTAGGTTCTTTTACTTGTGCTTCTTTTTCAGCAGCCTTTTTAAGCGCATTAATTTCTGGTTGGCTTAATGGTTTTGCACCGTCAGCTTTACCGTCAATCCATTTATTCATGTACCCTTTTAGGGCAGCCATAGAACCTAGAATATTACCTTTTTTCATAGTTTCTGCAGGCAGGTAATCAATCAAATGCCCTATTTCGTGAGCAAGTGTCATAGTAAAATCTTTAGGGTTTTCTTGTAATGCTTTATTTACAGCTACAGTTAACTCTTGTTTAGACATTTTTTGTGGTATGCCGTTAACTACTTTGCCGTATTGAAAGTAACCACGCAAACCTGCTTTGTTCATACGCTCTGTAACAGGCAATTTGTTAATTAGCACCTCTACTAATTCTACAAGATCAAAGGTGTCTAGCCCTTTAGCATTGTTATAAAGTTTTTTGTATGATGCGTTTACAGGCATTTCTGGTGGTGGTTCATTAGGTACACCCCAAGTGTCATCACCTTTACTGCTGTATACTCTTTCATCTGTACGGAATGTGTTGTCTGTATCAGGAAATACACGGTCTTTTTTAGATATGTGTGTTCTGTAGTAGCTATTAGCTTGATGATCTAACGCGCCTGTAGCTTTTTCACCTCTAACTGCTGCAAGTATTTTGCCTTTGTAAACTTGTAAATCTTTTTCTAAAACAACTAAAATGTTATCAATAACACCAAATTTAGTTTGTCCTGTTTCTATTTTTCCATCTTTTGTTTTGTATTTGTATGTTGTTAAATTTTCTACAACACTTCTAGGAAATACAATGTTTTGACCTTTGTTAGTACGATATACAATACTATCAACTTTTACTTTACTAGGCCCATTTTGTTTCACATGAAACACCTCTTGCACCTTAGTAATAGCATCTTGTTTAGTAACTTCTTTAAAGTTTTGTGTAATTACTTCGCTAGTATTTTTAAGTTGTACTTTTGGTTTTGTAAGATTTGTTTGTATAGTGTTTGCAATATCAGGCATTGCTTTGACATTTACAAATACATCAGGCGTACCAATAGTTTCATTAGATTTAATTACTGTTTCTGTTTTAGATACAAGTCTAATGTCATTAGCTATTTTTTCAGGTATTTTTATACTTAATTTATCTTTAGCTATTTCAGCTTTTCTTGCGTTTACCTCAACAATATCTGTATTAAATTCACCTTTAGTTTGTTTTTCAGCAAAATTAGTTTCTATTTTTTCAGTAATTTCTATTTTGCCATCTTTTTTAACCGTAACTACTTCATTAACTGATTCCATAGGTACACGCACATCAATCTCTTTGACATGTACTACATCACCATTATCAAGTTTTACTTCTAATATTACCTCACCATTTACTTCCTGCCTGTTTAATACAGTACCTTCTTTTGAACCAGTTGGCTCAATAGCTACTTTTTCATTAGGTTTTACTTTAGATGGCTCAACAATTTTAATACCTGCCTTTTCTTCAAGACCTGTAATAAATACTTCGTTAAGTTCTGCTAGCGCCCTAGGTTCTACAATATCTGGGTCTAATAGATCAGTTTTTACATCTTCACGTCTTTGTGACAATGTTTCCATATCACGCGGATGTACGCCATATTTTTTGTAAACATGGTAAAGTTTGTTAATACCACTTGCTGCACCGTGCAATCCAAATATTAATACAGCAGCATGTGCAAAATCTTTTCTAGTAGGTACTTGGCCTTCCATAACAGATGACAATGTAACAAGTGTACCTACTTCACCTGCCATTTGTGTGTAACGATTACCACCCATACCTTTAATAGCTTTACCTGTACCGTATGTAGCTGCACCAACTGTTGTATATTTACCAAATGTTTTTAGCGATTGAACACGCATAATTTCATCTAGCAATTCATCAAAGTTGTTTACATCACCATTTAACAAAGCACGCATATACACATCACGTACTGTTTCAGGTAATCCAAAACTAAAACCTAACGCTATAAATGGCGTAGCAGGCGCTGCTGCACCTCCTGTAACTGCTGTTAATCCTATTCCTGTACCTGCACCTGTTACAAATCCTAGACCCATCATTGGTAGATCAGCAGTTAGAGTAATAGCACTTTGCACTATTTCTTGCGGAAAGTTTTGTGCTTGGTGCATAAATATTTGTTCATATGCTAATTGTGGGTCTATGCCATCTTCGGTAATAGCAGTGTGATATGCTTGTATAAGACCCATTGTGGACATAGAATATCCTGCGCCAAATACGTTTTTGTCACCTGCACCGCCTGTATATTTAACAAACTTACGGCCTGCCCAACTATCCTTCATAAATTTAGTTATAGCCCAATCGTCTTCATCAGGCTTTAATATGTCACTACCCCATGTTGCTAGCATTGGTAGTTCATATTCATAGTTTAGTGTATTCCATGACCCCATGTGTTGATTAACACGTTCATTAAAAGCAGCTTGATCTCTAGTGCCTTGTGTCAACAAATCCATTTCTGCGTTTAGGTCATCTAATTCATTTAAAAACATGTCCATTGATCTATTTTCAAAATCAAGATTAACTACACCTGTAGTATCAGCACTAAAATCTTGTATGCCAACATCTATATTTTTCATTGCTTCTTCTATTTCTAAACGTCTAGCTTCTATTTCAGCTATTCGTGCAGAATTATCTACTGTTACTGCAGGGTTGTAATATTTTGTATATAACTCTGTAAGAGCATCTTTATCACCTCTAGCACCTTGCAGTACATATGCTTGTGCATCAGGGTTCATTAATATTTTTACTAATGCTAATGCTCTTTGTGCGTCTAATGATAATTTAGTTGCATCTTTGTGTTCGTATGCAGCTTCAAAAAACTTAGGCATAACAAATTCAGGATTAGCTGCTTTTGCTATGTTTCCGTAATAATTGATTAATTCTACTATTTCATCGTTTTTTATTTGAAATACACCGCCTTTAGTACCTGCCTCATTTTGTATATTTTTATTGCTAGATTCCATAGCAGCTATAAATGACACAAATTCGTTTATAGTAGCTAAGTCATCATCTTCTAAATTTTGCGTATTTTTTAAAGAATTAAGAACCAACATAGTTGATGGCCCAGTTGTAACTACTGTGTTAATTACTGGTAATTTTTCATTTTCCGTTGGTCTGTTAATTACTGTCATAGCAACACCATCCCTAATAGGTTTTTTACCATTACGGGCGTGTACTTTTCTTTCTGCGTCAGTTAATTGGTCACGATAAATTAAACCATTAGCTTTCATTTCTGCTTCAGTTTTTGCTAATGCAGCA